ATTAAAAAAGCCAACCACTTTTGGTTGGCTAAAAATCTAATTATGTTTAACAATTTTATAGTTTAGATAACGCTCAACAGCCTGGCGCATCAACTTGATTTTGCGGGGCTTGTAAATAATGATCTTTGCCATAATACGAGTCCTTTCATTATCATTGGTATAGCTTTAAGATACAGAAAAACTATGAAAGAATGATGACTTTTTAAAGATTAATTTTAGAATTAGTTATTTTGTATTTACCATTTATTTTTTAATTGCTATAATAAAAACGTTGTAATTGGAGAGTTGGCAGAGTGGTAATGCACCGGACTCGAAATCCGGCGAACCGGCTTATACCGGCGCGCAGGTTCAAATCCTGTACTCTCCTTATTTAAATAAAAGAATGTTGATGCAGCAACGTTTTAAGTAATAAAAACACCTTTTTGGCTAAGAAATGGCTAAAAAGGTGTTTTTTTGTTTATATATTTAATTGCTTTAATGCATTGACTGCATCTTCTGTATTTTTCTTGTTAATATGAGTATAAATGTCTAAAGTCATTTGAATATTTTCATGACCAAGTAGCATCTGAACTGTTTTAGGTTTTACATTAGTTTCAGCAATAAGCAGGGTAGCAAATGTGTGTCTAAACCCATGAACGGTAATTCGTTTTAAGTCTGGCAAGGGGTTTAAATTGTACTTTTCAGCATATTTAACTTTATCTTGATGATCTTTGGCATAAATTGAATTAAGCCATTGATCTGGTTTGCTCATTCTAAGATATGTCCCTTTAATCGTATGGAAGAGCTTGCTAGAGAGGATTTTTTGTTTTTGCTTATAATCTATCAAAACCTCTTTTAAACTATCAGAAATAGGTAAAATTCGCTTAGATTTAGGAGACTTAGGCGATTGGATAATTGTTTTGCCACCTAGGCCATAAGCAAGAGTTTTATTTACGGATAAAGTATTATTATTTAAATCAATATCTTGCCAAGTTAAAGCTAATGCTTCCGATTTTCTAAGACCTGTAGATGAAAGAAGTTTGAAGTAAGTGTATTGAACTAATCCGTATTCTTTTGCAACTTCAAGGAATTGATTTAGTTCATCTCGTGTATAAACATTATGTTCAGTATCTCTACGTGGTCGAGATGTCTTCTTTGGAATAATGATACGTTTTAATGGATTTTCAGAAACATAGTTTAACCTAATACCATATTCAAATAGGGCATTGAATTCATTAATTGCATCCCTATATTTAACAATCTGTTTTGCTTTTCTATCAGCCCACTTTTGTAATTCAGCTACTGTAATCTTGTCAATATATTGATTACCAAAATCCGGAATAATATGGTTATCAAAGACTTGTTTATTTTTATTTGCAGTGGATTCTTTTGCTTGGGTCTTATAGTTTTCAAACCATAGATCACGTAGTTCAGATACTTTAATTTGTTTTTGTTTTACAAAATTATCTGGTTTAATTTGTGACATTTTATTAAAAACGGCTTCTGCTTCAGCATAGGATTTAAAACCCCGTCTGCGAGTAATAATAGGCTTACCATTACTGTTAGTGCCTAAATAAATTTGAAACATATATCGTTTCTTACCAGATTTTAGTTTGTAATCTTTGATACTTGTATTTTTTCTTTTTGGCATAATGAAAAAACCTCCTATTGTAGCCTAAATAGGAACTCTGCTACAATAAGAGGGCAGAGTCCTATTTTTGGCTTTGTTAATCGAAAATATTTATGTTTGAGCTATTGGCGTAGCTCATTTCCTTATCCCACTGATGTTGGCGCATCGGTGGGATTTTTTTGTTTATTTTACATCGTATACTTCTTGGCCTATGTTATCAAAGTTTGAATTGTCGAATTTAACTGTAACAGGATTATCGTTCTTTAATTCAAATGCTAAACAAGCCTTAACTGTTTTTCCAGGAAGTAGTTTATTGTTTAAATTATCTTCATATGTTTGTAATGGATTATCGCCATTGTCATCAAGAGCAGACATCCCTGTATCTAGTTGAACATTGGAAGTATCAGTTTTTTGGTAAGCATGGACTACCATGTAAACATTAGATGGATCTTGTTCTTTAGTAGAATTATTGGTCACATCACAATATAGAACCAATATCTTTTTACCATCGGTTGCTGAATCTCTTACTTCTGATTTAGTAAATTTATAGGTTTCAATTCCAGCATCAAAAACTTTATCTTTATAAGTCCAAGTTCTATCTTTGGCTTTATCAGATGGTACCACTTTTCTGGGTCTATTTACTTTTGATGAAGATGATTTACTGCTATTACTTGAATTATTGTTGAATGAACAAGCTGATGTAGCTAACCCGATGAGAGCCAGACCTGTAGCAGCAATAATGTATTTTTTCTTCATAATTATCCTCCTAAGTATCACTTAGTTTATAGTCATTTCGGACAATTTTTATTATTTTCTTAGATTTTCGAACATAGAAATATGTAGTTTTGATTTATCATTTTTTTGACGGTTATCAGCTAGTTCTTTAGCTTTCAATATCTCTTCATCTGAAATTAAAGAGAGAGTATACAAATGTTGAGCAACTGTTGATTGTTGACCTTCTTTAATTACTAAATAGGCATCATGATATCTTTTTTCTTTTCGATAAAGCATAGCTAGCAATCTATTAGCTTTAGGCATCAAATAAACTAGTTTAAATAATTGTTGCTCTGCTAATTCATATTCGCCCATTCTATAGGCCATTAGCCCAAAATAAAATCTCGGATTAATGTAATCAATTAGCACATCTTTCTGATTTTTTTCACGGTGTGGTGTAATACTTTTTAAAAAAGCTGAATTAGCTTGGTTGATTTTAGATTGAACAAAAACTCGATATCCAGTTTTTGTGTTTATTCTTTTATTATTTTCTTCTTCAATTGATACTTCTAACTTAACCGGAAGATCAGATGGTTTTAAATCATTTTCAGACACTTTCTTACCAAACCAACCTAATTTTTTCATCTCGTAGAAACCATCACTAGAAATCTCATCTGGCCTAATTTTGGAAGATTTAATATTCTTTAATGTTTTTAATGCATCAATAGAAGTAGCATTATAAGTTTTATTATATAGAGCTCGCTTGGGATTAGCTATGCCCATTCCTTTTTGTCCGTATCCTGGCACAATAGCTTTTTTAACTGCTCTTTTTGCTCTCCCAGTGGTCCTTGCTTTAAACGACTTTTTAAGCGAAGGCTTTCTGATTAAAGATCGCATAAATTTTTCCCCCTAAAGTGATTTTAAATATTCAATAACCCAATCTTTATAAGAAGGTGGGATACAGTAATAATACATAAAATTATCTACATTCCATTCTTCTTTAGGAATCTCTTCAAAATAATAATTGGCAAGAATCTTAATACCTGTTTTATGTGCATTTACTTCTATAGGAGATGAACTACTATCACCACAATAATAAAACTTACCTTTGTCTCCATTAAAAATATGGCCAATTTCATGAGCTATTTCTAATGGTAAACCTTCTTCGTCATTATTAAGATTAATGACCATTTTTCGATTAGTAGTATTGCAACAAGAAGGAGTGCCAGGTTGAAGTAAGTGAGTAGCTTCAAATTGAATGTCATGAATCATTGCATAATTAAATAAATAAGTAACTGTTAAATTATTCATCATCGTTTTTAAGCAACCTTCTTATAATTTTCAAGTCTTCTGGCGGAATAGGTTTGCCTTGAAAAGTAAAAATAGTGTCATCATCATCTAAATCAGCTTGAGATTTATCATTAGATGAAGGATTATGATCATCTGTTAAACCTTTTAAGTAGTCTGTAGTAGTATTTAATGCTTTGGCCACTGCTGCTAAAGCATCTGAACCGGGCTTATTAGTTTTCCATTTATAAATAGAATTTGTTCCTAATTTTGCCTTATCATTTACCTCACGAAGAGACATTTTCTTTATTTTTGCTAATTTTTTAGTTCTTTCAAATTCAATCATATCAAGGGGTTCTCCAATCCTTGACAAAATTATTTAGAAAATATTCTAAATAAGTGTTGACTATTTAGAATATTTAGTTAATAATAGTTTTGTCAACAAGTTACGAAACATTTTTTAAAACAAGTTTATAAATACAATAAAAAGCATTTTTGGTATGGGGATACTGTTTAAACGCTTATTTGTTATACATTGATATTAGTAAATTTTCTAAAATATGTCAATGATTTCTAAACTTTTTTCTAAATAAATTTCGTAACGTTAGACAGAAAGAGAGATGAAGAATATATGCCAATTGAGGAAAAATTAGAGAATGCTAAGAATCAGGTTGAAATGGAAATAAAGACAGCTTTGTTAAGTAAGAACATGACTCAATCTGAGTTAGCAGACTTGTTAGGAGAAAGTAGAACAAGGATTAATTTGGCTATTAAAGGCAATACTAATCCTAAATCAGTTAAGATTCGAAAGAAGATTTACAAGGTTTTAGGAATGGAGTGATAAAAATGCAAGTTGCAATTCCAGAAAGAGTAATTGAAAGAGCAATTCAACAGAAATACTTCAATGTTACGGCAGGAGCTAACTTCTTAGGAATTAGCCCATCTACATTCAGAATTTGGCTGAAAAAATATGATTTTAAACCAATTAGCATTGATGGTCAGATTTTATATGACAAGGAAGTTTTGCAAAAGTTTATGGAGGATCACAAGCTATGAGTAAATGGATTAATTCAAAGGTTAATAAATTTCTGGGCACTACTTTAACGGTAAGAGAAACAGAAATTCTTACATTAGGTACCATGTGCACAGCATTAGTAGCATTAATCTTTGTCATGTACACAGCAATTTTTCCAAACATTTAAGGAGTAAAAATGCTTAGTAAAACCACTATTAATAATTTGATTGCTAACAGTAATGCAATTACAGACGGACAAAAAAAGCCGTTACCTGCGCCAACAGATAACGACCAATACAAATATACATATCCAGGAGAATTATAACATGAATGTTTTTGAAATTAACAACGCCATTGCAGAAATAGAAAATAAAGACTTAGATCCTGAGGTTTTAGTTGATACTATCCAGAGCTTGGAACTTACTAGAGATCAGAAATTAGATGGAGCGGCTGGCTTAAGCGATAAGTATGATAGTGAAATTCAGTGGGCTAACGACCGAATAAAGGAACTTAGAGAATTTATTAAAGTATCTAAGAATAAAAAAGATAGATTAAATCAGTACATCACTAATGCAATTGATGATGCCGGCTTGAAAGAAATTAAAACTGAACACCACATTCTTAAGCCTAGAAATTACCGCGATTCAGTCATCGTTGAAGAAATTAGAAAACTACCAATTGATTATGTAGTTGAAGAAAAGACTATCAAAGCCGATAAGAAAAAACTTTACGAAGATTTGAAAGCTGGTAAAGAAATTACTGGTGCACATTTGAAAGCTAATAGAAAGACATTAATTAAATAAAACGAGGAATTAACAATGAAAGAATTAGAAAAGTATTTTGAAGAAATTAGGTCAGGAAGAATTAAGGATTATGTAGTTTTAGGTATGGCTGAAGATGGGGAAACAATAATTTACATTAATGGGCGTGCTCCAGTTTGTGATGGATTAATTAGCGAAGCACAAATTAAAGCTACAAATCATTTTAAAAATAATTTATCAAAGAATGAATTAAGAAAATTATTAGGTGATCTTAGCTAATGTATGAATTAAGACCCTATCAAACCGATTTAATTAATAAAATTGTCGATTCGATGAAGAAAAAACATCGTGTAATTATCGTCCAAAGCCCACCTCGAACAGGTAAGACAGTGAGTAATGGCTGAGATTGCCAGGAGAACTACTGAAAATAATAACCGTGTGATGTTTCTTATCCATAGACGTGAAGTCTTGGATCAAGCAGTTAAAACTTTTAAAAATCAAGCAGTAAATCCTAATTTATTAACCGCAGGCATGGTTCAAACTCTTACGAGAAGAGTTAAAAAATTACCAACGCCTAGCGTGATCCTAGTTGATGAAGCACATCATGCTTTAGCTAAGTCATATCAAAATATTTTGAATAGGTTTCCTAACGCAATTATTTTGCTTTTCACGGCTACGCCTCACAGAACTGGACGACAACAATTAGATCAGATTGCAGATGATATTATTGTTGGCCAGTCTATCCATGATTTAACAGAAAAAGGTTTCCTAGCCCCGTTTAGATATTTTCAACCTCCAGGTGATTTTGATGAAAAAGCATTAAAGCGTGGAAGTACTGGGGAGTATACAGCAGAATCCATGCAAGAAGCGATGTCTACTAAAATATTTGGTCACATTGTTAAGCAGTACAAAAGAATAGCAAATGGTAAGCAAGCGGTTGTTTATACATATTCGGTTGATTCTGCTATCAAAATAGCTACTGAATTTAATTCTACGGGCATTTCAGCAATTGAAGTAGATGGAACGACTTCAAAAGAAAAACGTGATAGAGCGGTGCGTAAGTTTCGAAATCAAGAAATTAAGATACTGGTTAACGTTAATTTGTTCACTGAAGGTGTGGACCTACCTAATGTTGATTGTGTCATCATGGCTAGACCGACAGCATCACTAGCATTGTACCTCCAGTTTTCGATGCGGTGCTTAAATCCTAGACCGGGAAAGACAGCAATAATTATTGACCACGCTAATAATTTTAAAAAATTTGGTTATCCAGATGATGAGCGAGATTGGAAAAAAGCAATTAAATCTGGAAAACAAAAGAGTAAAACATTGCTTAAAGATCCAGGATTATCAATTGTTACTTGTGATTACTGCTTCGCAGTCATAAGAACAGCAGACGTTAAGGATGGTAAATGCCCAATTTGTGGCAAACCAATTAAAGTGCATGAAGCTAAACCTATAAGTGATGTTGATTTAGTTGAAGCAACAAAAGCTAGAAAAGAACACATCAAGAAGATTATTCAAGATCAAGTAATGACTAATGTAGTTGATAAATCGGTTAGTGAACTGAAGTCAATGAGCGAATTAGTAGCCTATGGTAAGTTGCATGGTTACAAGTCAGGCTGGGCTTACGTTATGGCTAAGAAGAAAGGAATATTTAAATGAAGATTAAAGAATTAGAAGAGAAATTAAATTCTATAACTTCTGATGATTTGAATTTCACAGTTAAAGAAGAAAAAGAAAAAAGAATAGCTACTAAATTAAATGGAGATACTTTAGATCTAGAACAAATTTATAAAGGTGAAATCATTATTTACACGGGTAGAAAAAAATACAAAGAAGAATTATTAAAAATCATGCCTCCTCATAAGGAATTTGATTTTTGGTATGTAGATACTGAGACTACCGCCTGTTTATTTGATACCACAGCACTAGTTGCTTACATTAATGTTCTTAAAATAGTACTTAAATTTTTAGAAGAGAAAAACAAAGAGGAATAAAACATGCTTACATTACCAAAAGTAGAAAAATTAAAACCAAAATCACAACCCCATAACTTCTTTATCTGGGGAGAAACAATGTCAGGAAAGTCATACTTTGCGAGTTATTTTCCTAATCCATTAGTACTTAATACTGACGGAAATTCAGAGCAAGGACAAGCACCAAGTATCCAGATTAGAAACATTAGAGATAAGAACGGGAAGTTACAACAATCAGCAATTAAACAACTTGACGATATTATTACAGCACTTCAAGTTGAAAATCCTAAGCGACCAACTGACCAACGCTTTCAGACAATTGTTGTCGATGTAATTGATGATATCTGCGTAATGATTGAGCAAGCTATCTGTATTGATGCAGGAGTTCAAGCTTTATCAGACATTCCATATGGTAAAGGCTATGCAATGTTTAATTCAGCATTACAACAATTCGTAATGGATCTTAAAGCTTTACCTATGAACGTGATCTATATCAGTCGTGAAATCAGCACGACCGATGAAAATACAGGAGTAACTACTTACAAACAATCTTTGAAAGATAAGTATTACAACGTCATTAACGGAAACTGTGATTTAGTTATCAGAACTTCAAAAGTTGGTGCTGGTCAAAATATTACTTACATGCGTGAAGTTAAAGCAGCTAGAACTAAGTATGTTCCAGAAAATATCACTAACAAACGTGTTTTAGATCTTTTGTTAAGTTGTCAAGGCATGTTTGGTGATGAAGCAATTAAGAGATATCAAGCAACTAAAAAGAAGGAGAGTAAATAATGGGATTATTGGAAGCATTAAAACAAGTAAAAAGTGAAAAGTATGACCCAAAGAAAGATGATATCAGTTCAGGATTTCAACCAATTCCAGACGGGACTTATACAGTTAGTTTGAGCGGAGTTAACCATGGTGTATGGAAGAACAGCCAAACGGACTATATTAGATTTTCATTTGACGTAGTTACTGGAGAACAAGCTGGCCGGCAAGAACATATCACACCAATTCTTGCAGATAAAAAATCAAACGGTGATCCAATGCCAGAATCAGTTCTCGCTCGAAGTATCAAGATGGTTCAAAAAATTGGTGCAATGGTTGGTTTCGATGTTCCAGACAAAGTGTTTCTTGGTGCGAATGAAAGTGAAAACTATGAAGCAATTCAAGAAGCTTTTCACAATGCAGGAGTAATTGGAAAACTACTAAAACTTACTATTAAATCAACTCCAAATAAAAAAGATCCAGATAATCCTTGGCGTAACTACAAATTTGAAGAAGCTGAACAACCTACTACTGCTAGTGTTGACGATCCTTTTAAAGATGCAGCTACTGGCATGGAAATTACAGATGATGATTTACCATTTGGAAAATAAGGAGGAATTAAACAATGGAAATTAAATACCCAAAAACAGAAATTATGGTTGTCTTAGGGAGTAAAGTTTATCCACTTTATACTAGTTTTTCTGTTGATGATGTACATGATTATATGCGTATAGCTCATCGAGAGGATTTCTTGATGTTCCCTACTGCTATTAATAAAGAACATGGTAATGGCCTATGGTATCCAGGATGTGGATCAGATCCAATTTGGACAGATTGGGAAGTTAAGAAAAATGCAATTAAATCAATTATTAAATTGCCGAAACCTAAGGTAAAAATTGATTATAATACTAATTCTAATAACTATGAGTTCTAATTATGTTAGTTAACTTAGTAAATTATGCAGTGAGCTATGCAGAGAAAGGATTTTCAGTAATCCCAATTGGTCAAAGTAAGAAACCATTAATCAAATTTGCTGGTAAGCCACCGCTTACTCCAGATGAAATTCGTGAGATCTGGAAAAAATATCCTTTAGCTAATATCGCATTGAAAACAGATAAATTCTTCGTAATTGATGTTGATCGTCATGGTGGTGAAGTTGATGGCATGGAGTCAATCAAAAAACTAAATCATGATGAATGGTTTGAAGATACTCTTACAGAAAGAACAGCACACAATGGTTTTCATTTCTTCTTTACTAAACCTAAAGATATGAAAATCAGTCAAAATATTGGCATCTTACCGAGCGTTGATCTTAAAGCTCACGAAAATAACTATGTTGTTGTAGCGCCTAGTAGTTTAGGCGATAAGAAATATCAGTGGCTTAACAATGCACCAATGAAAGCACCCCCGCAGGGGTTGCTTGATCTGATAAAAGACAAGCAAAAAGATATGCCACCTACTTTAGTTGCTGAAGTTCTGCAAGGAATGCGAAGACGTACTAAGACAACAGATCTTTTTGAAACTATCGTTCAAGGCCTTGGTGATAAAGGTAAACGTAATGACAATTTGACAAGTTTTATGGGTGGCTTACTTATGCGGAATGTGGATCCTTATGCAGCAGCTAAATTGGCGATAATAGCAAATGATAATTCTTCCGATCCATTACCAATAAATGAGGTAGAAAGAACTGTTAATTCGATGATTGAAAAAGAAAATAGAAAGAGGGGTATTTCGTGACAGACAAAAAGGTTCTGAACTTAAATAAAGAAGAAGCTGATAAACTTCAAAAAAGCGAAAATAAAAAATCAATTTTTGAACGGACTGCAGCTGGTGCTTTGCGAACTACTTCTGTTAAGAATGTTGTCTTAATTCTTAAAACAGATCCTAACTTAAAAGATCTATTTAGGTTTAATGAGTTTACACAAGAAATTGATGTTGTTAGAGATACCAAAATCAAAACGCAACTAGGATTAATTACGATTAGCAAAGGTCAATATACCGATCAGGCAATCAACTCCATTGAACTTTATATTGAATCGTCTTCAAAATATGATGGTGCAAGTTTTAAAAATAATGTTATTGATCAAGCAATTACTAATGTTGCTTATATGGATTCATATAATCCGGTTATCGATTACATGAATGAAGCTTATGTTAAATGGGATAAAAAAGAGCGGCTTGATAAATTATTTGTTGAGTATCTGGGAGCACCATATGATGAAACGACTTTCTTAATTACGGAATTGTGGTTTATGGGAGCAGTAGCCAAGGCTTTTAATCCTAAAACTAAGTTTGACTTTGTACTTGATTTAGTTGGTGGTCAAGGTGTTGGTAAGACATCACTACTTCAAAAATTAGCACCTCTTGGGCTATATACCGATCAATTTAATACTTTCAGCAATAAAGATGACTTTGAAGTTATGAAGAATGCACTAATTGTCAATGATGATGAAATGACAGCAAGTAATTCAGCTAGTTTTGAAGAAATTAAGAAGTTTATTACTATGCAGAGCTTTGAATATCGGAAAGCTTATGCACGTAAGTCAGAAACTTTCTTAAAAAAGTTCGTTTTAGCAAGAACAACTAATGAAGTTCGTCACTTAAAAGATAGATCAGGTGATCGTAGATTTATTTCAATTTTTGCAAATGGAAAACGTCAAACAAAATCACCCATTACTGATTTATCTGATGAGTACGTGCAACAAGTATGGGGCGAAGCGGTTCATTTGTATAAGAAAATTAAAGATCCATTTTTACTTACTGAACATCAACAAGAATTACTTGAAGAAAACAGAAAACAATTCCGTTATACTTCTGGTCTTGAAGATGAACTTAATACAGTACTTGAAAATAAATTTAAGGATAAAGAATTTATCCCTAATTATGATTTAGCATTTGAATTATTTGCTGATCAAGATGCATTAAGTAGAAATTCAAAAGATGCACGAGATATTCGATATTATATGGAGCACTTAGGTTATGAAGTAGGCGCTAGGACAAAAATAAATGGAAAAATAGTTAGAGGATTTAAAACGGTAGTCAATAAAAACTAGTTAGGTGACAGTTACTGTAACTCTTAGAATCCCTAATATTAGTAGACTTATGATGCTTAATGACACTACTACAGTAAATATCTAATAAAAGCAAATAAATAATATATATAAATATATAGGGGCTTATAGCTTATAAAGAGTTTTTGAAAAATTACTGTCAATTTTTAACTAATTAAGGCTTTAAATCTTTTGTGGCTGTAAGAATTAAAGGGAGTTACAGTACTTTATTTTACTAGCAACCTACCGTTACCTTTTCGAGGAAAATTATGAACATGAAAATGACGATAAGCGATGCAAAAGTAATATTATGTTTTTTATTACTTATCTCATTGATATGGGCTGGATATAATTCTGAACATTCAGATAATAAAAGTTTACAAACAGTAACATCATTTTGGTTAGGTTCAATAGTATTCATGCTTATGTTTTATATAGTTTTTAGTTATTGAGGGATATAAGTGAAGGTTAAATTTAAAATGCCAGAAGTTGGCGATCATATTTTACTAAAATTAAATATTCATGTATTAGAGCATGAATGTTTGCTAACTAAACTTGAAGATGAAGAATATTGTGTAATTAATTTGGAAAATGGAAAAGGAATACGCGATATAGATAATGATTTAATTTGTTCTGATTCAATTCCGGAGCTTTTAGGAGAATTACAGCAATATTATCTTATTTATTTAATGGAGGATTAATATGCAAGGTAAAGTAATTATTTTTAAAGGAAACATCAAGTCATTTAAGACATCAAGGGGGGAGGTAACCCTTCAAATTACTGCTGATACTAATGATGTATCACTAGATAGATTGAATGAGATTAGTGAAGGGATGATAATGGTTAATCTTGAAGCTAGTCAAACAGAATTATTAACTCAAGAAAGTGAGAAGAAATAAATGAAAATTAATGTATATACTCCAAACTTTCATAGAATTACTGATAATTATTTATTAGATGAATTAAGAAAATATAATTCTAAAGAAAAAGTAGTATTTAGGCCTAACTGGAAAAGTGGTTATAAATATCAAATCGAAGTAAAAAAAGCTAGTGAATTGCATGATTTTATTCATAATTTTTATGCCTATGGAAAAAATCCTAAGATTTTAGCTGATGACGATGGTGAATGGTATATAGAAATGAAATATTAGGAGTTAATTAATGAAATTATTTGTTTTTGAAAGAAATTTAGATGAAGTAAGGGAAACTAATAAGTTTATTAAACGTATTAATAATTGGATTGATCTCCATAAAGAAATTGAAGTTATTAATTTTAAATTTGGATATGATGCAGCTGGTGGATTGCAAACTGTGGTGGTGAAGTGGAAATAAATGACTGAACATGAAATTCAAAAATTAATTCAAGTAGCATTATCACAGCACAAATGTAGTGTGTTTCGTACAAACGTGGGAAAAGTTCAAACTATAGATCATAGATGGTTTGACACGGGATTGCCTCAGGGATTTCCTGATCTTATGGGATATCGTTGGGTGGATAATCAGATCTTTATGATTGAAGTTAAAACTAAAACGGGAAAGCCTCGCAAGGATCAATTGAAGTTTCATGAGTTTTTGCAGTCACACAATGTGATTCACGGAATTGCCCGTAGTGTTCAAGACGCTTTGATGATTGTTGATGGTGGCCTTGTAGGTTATGGATATGAGTGAGGTGATATTAGATGGTTTTAACTGCTAAATTCTATGATTACTTACATGAATTGGAATTGGAGGGCTCTATTAGTCGTTTTGATATGAATAGTCCTGAACTTCAAAAACTTCATGAGTTAGCCTCAGGATCGTTTGAGGATAGAAAAAAACAGTGTATCAAACTACTAGAGCGTGGATATGACAAGCATGAATGTGCGGCAGAAACAGAGTTTTCGGCTTCGCAAATTGAAAGCATTAGACGTGAAGCCAAGATCCCTATTGTTCCTAGATTTAATTATTTAGTCGATGGTGAGTTTTACGCCGATGTCACTTCTTTACGTAAAGTTTTTAAAATCCCAACAACTGCGGATTCTATTATTTATTTAAGATTTTATCAGCATTCTGCTTATCGTTTGGATCATTTTCGTTGGGAACGAATTCCGCTGGGTGCTCATCTCTATAATAAGTTTGGCAAAATGCGTATTAAAAAATCACATGATATAAGAAGCTATAAGAAGTATGGGTAGAAGAATAGGAGCGATATGGTGAATTTAGGTTTATTTCCAGAAATAGATGAAGTCGAAACGCGCAAAGCTGTTTCAAAATTCCTTACTAAAGATCTTGAGAGATTACTTCTTATGAGTGGTCATGATTTATTAGATCTAAAGTCACCGCAGTTAAGTCAAGCTCCCGGTCATTCTAATGGTAAAAATCATGCAGAAGCTTCCATTATAAGAGGATTAAATGCAGAAGCTATGGTAAAAGCTGTTGCTGATACGATTGCTCACTGTTCTGAAAATTCCCAAAAAGTTCTTTTAGGACTTTTCATTTATCAGAAATCTTGGTATGAAGTTCAGAAAACTTTATTTTGTGAGCATAATAAATTAGGCTATACACGCCAGAAGGCTCTTTACGATTTCGCAGACAGCTTTGACTACTGGCAAAGGGTAAATAGATGTGAACCTATAATTGACCTTCACAGATACAAATAAGGGTACTCAATGGGTATAATTGCGATACTTCGATAGGTTCTGGCTATGATTAAATATATATTGTGAGTTAATATAAAAAGCTCATAAAATTCCTCCATTATTATGTATTTAACATTTAAGGCTAATGCTCTGTGATAGCGGTGCAGTCACGCATCCCCCTCGTGGATGTCCTTTATAAAAGAGCATAATTTAGGATTATACGCTAATGGTAAGCAAAAAGTCTCCAAAACTTTTTATCTAGGTTCGAATCCTAGTGATCCTGTTGATATCGGTAAGCATCGAAATTTTATTATTATTTAAGGTCATTCAATATTTTTCTCTTATCCGCTAATCGATATCTATTTTTAAGAACTGGCTCATGGAAACGGCTAGTTCTTTTTTATTTTAGGAGGTGAGTAGCATTACTAAAGGATTAACACAAAAACAACGTAGATTTATTGATGAGTACATTATTTCTGGTAATGCTACTCAAGCTGCGATTAAGGCAGGATATTCTAAGAAGACGGCTGCAGTAACAGCGACTGAAAACCTAAGAAAACCTAATATTAAAGCTGAAATCCAAGCCAGAAACGCTGAAATCCAATCAGAAAAGACGGCTGATATGACTGAAGTCATGGAGTACTTAACTTCAGTAATGCGTGGTGAACAAACTGAATCAGTAGCAACTTCTAAGGGTGTTTTTTCTGGTGTTGAGGTTTCAGCTAAAGATAGAATTAAAGCTGCCGAACTTATTGGTAAACGTAATGGAGCGTGGACTGATAAGAAAGAATTATCTGGAGATTTAAACATAGATATTGGAGTGGGAAACTATGATGACTAAAATTTGTATATTATTAGCAATTCCAATTATGCTTATTGCTACCTTACTTTTAAAACCGATGTTAATCGGTAGTGGCATCTTTATAACGTCACTACTTTTAGAAGTCTTTGTAATTCTAGGATTTAGCAATGACGACAATTAGTCTCAATTTTCCTAAGCCATCCAGAGTTTTTAATCGTCAAATTTATGATTCTTTATTTGATTATTCTCATTTTACAGAAGTCTGGTATGGAGGAGCATCGAGTGGCAAGAGTCATGGTGTAGTTCAAAAAGTTATTCTTAAGTCTCTAAAACGCTGGAAAATTCCGCGTAAAGTCCTTTGGATGCGTAAGGTTGATAGAACCATACAAGATTCAATTTTCACCGATGTGATTGATTGCTTATCGTCCTGGCAGATTTTACCTTTATGCAAAGTAAATAAATCTAACCGCACTATTCATTTACCGAATGGGGCGGTTTTTCTTTTCAAGGGGATGGATGACCCGGAAAAAATCAAATCGATTAAGGGCTTATCAGATGTGGTTATGGAAGAAGCCAGCGAGTTTAATCATAATGACTATACTCAATTAACTCTTAGACTTCGTGAGCCCAAACATAAAAAGCGACAGATTTTTTGTATGTTTAACCCGGTCTCTAAGTTAAATTGGACTTATACCACGTGGTTTGCTCCTGATGTTAATTTAGATAAAAGTCGTGTAGCAATTCATCAATCAACGTATAAGGATAACCAATTTTTAGATGAAGATAATATTCGAACTATCGAAGACTTAAAGAATACTAATCCTGCGTATTACAAGATATATACATTAGGCGAGTTTGCTACTTTAGATAAGTTAGTTTTTCCAAGTTTTGAAACACGTAGACTGGATCCACATAGCTCTGACTTAGTTAATATCCCTGATTATTTTGGTTTGGATTTTGGTTATGTTAATGATCCCTCAGCATTTACTCATACGAAAATAGATATGAAAAACAAAGTAATTTATGTAATCGACGAGTTTGTAAAAAAAGGATTGCTGAACAATGAACTAGCGCAGGTTATCAAAGATCTAGGTTACAGCAAGGAAGTAATCACGGCTGATAGTGCTGAAAAGAAATCAATTGCTGAAATGCGCAGAGATGGTATTTACAGAATTAGACCAGCATTAAAAGGCCCTGATTCAATTATTCAAGGTATTCAATTCCTGCAGCAATTTAAGTGGGTGGTTGATGATCGATGCGTTAAGACTATTGAAGAACTTCAAAACTACACCTATATAAAGGATAAAAAAACAGATGAGTATACTAATAAACCTATTGATGCTTATAACCACTGCATTGACTCGATTAGATACGGTTCAGAAGAACTTAATGGTAATAGTAGTCCAACAATTAAATTTACGCGGAATGTTTTATTTTAAGGCGGTGAAATAATGGCAGAAACTTTTAATAATACAGTTCAAGTACTAAAGAATGATGTTTTTATTTATCCAAAAGATCAAGAGTTAACTGTCGATGAACTTAAATGGTTAATTAATAGAAATGAACAAATAGCCAATGATAAATATGATAAGCTAATGGCTTATTATGTGGGACGGCACGATATTTTAGATAAGCCTAATAAGGTTAGTGGCGCTGCACCTAAGTTAGTTAATAATATGCCACGATACCTGGTAAATACTTATAATGGCTTTTTTACGGGTATTCCTCCTAAAATTACATTACCGAATGCTAGTGAGAATGAGACCCTACAAGATTGGAATAATACTAATTCGATTTTTGATAAAACCAGCGAACTATCCAAGCAGGTTGATATCTTTGGACGTTCGCTTTTTTATGTATATCAAGATGAAGAAGGTAATACTTGCGTAACGGTTTCTAGTCCTACGCATAGTTTTATGATTTATGATGATACAGTTAGCCATAAGCCTTTAGCATTTGCTCGCTATTACAGAACTAGTAAGAGTGAACTGAAAGCTACTATTTGGTATGCACATCATGTAGTTGATTTAATAAATGATTCTTTAATCGATCATGTTTTTGATGATAATGAGGCAAAAGATGGTGTTAACATTTATGGTCAAGTTCCGGCAGTTGAGTTTTATGAAACTGAAGAACGAGAGTCTCTTTATGGTGGTGGGATTTTAACACTTGTTGATGCTCTTGACGATACGCTTAGTCAAAAGCTTGATAATATCAACTACTTAGCCGATAGTTATATGTATTTGCTCGGTGGTCGTGTTGATAATGATGAGATTAAATTAATGCGGCTTAATCGCTTTATTCAAGTCGATGGAACAGACGCGGTTAATATGAAAATTGGCTTCTTAGAGCGTCCAGATGGTGATAATATCCAAGAACACATGATTGAACATCTAAACCAAACTATTCATGAAGATACCGGTATTCCTGATATGAAAGATGAAGCATTTTCCGGTAATAGTTCAGGTGTGGCCATTAGGTATAAGCTTATGCCGATGGAAAACCGTGCGATGACTAAGGAACGAAAATTTACTCAAGCCTTGCGTAAACTATATAAAATTGTTTTTTCACCATTTACAAAAATCCTTGATAATCCTGATGCTTGGCAAGATTTAAGCTTCAAATTTACTAGAAACATCCCTGCTAATGTTGCTGATGAAGTATCAACTGCTAAAAATGCAGAGGGTATTGTATCTCATAAAACGCAGTTATCTATGATTTCAACAGTAACCGATCCTCAAGCTGAACTTGAAGAAGTTGCCAAAGAAAAGACTGAAGCAATTAAGCAAGCACAAAATGCTATTGGTGCTAATCCTGATTTATTAAATGAGGATGAAACTGATGAAGAAGAGGATTAACACTTATTGGAAGAAACGAGCTGAGAACGAGCGTAAATGGCAATTAAAGCAACTACAAAAAGATGCTCGCTTCAATAAGACTCTTGATCGTTCGTATCAAATAGCAGTGGACAATATCAATAAGCAAATAGAGCACGAGTTAACTCGCATTGGTGGTATTCGAAACCTGGTTACCGCAGATCAGATGGCTGAGTATGAGAGATTAGCACAGCAAGTAGTTAATCGGGCTAGTATTATGAGAGCTAGCGGTAAGAAAATTAAATATTCTGATTTTCCGACTGAAGTTAATGAACGATTGAAAGTCTACAATGCTACAATGCGGATTAATCAACTTGAATTACTTAAATCTGAAATTGGAACTCAATTACTTGATTTAGGAATTGATGTTGAAACTAAAATAACTGATAAAGTCTATAAAGATTATCTTGACGAAATGAAACGTCAAACGGGTATTTTAAAATCTACTACCAGCAATAATATTTGGGCGTCTCCTGCGGTTATTGATAATGCTACGGCCAATGTTGCGGTAGGAGTTTTTAGTAAAAATATATGGGCAAATATTGACAATTTAAAGGCTCAACTTGACGGATTAGTAGCAACTGCCATGATACGTGGTGATAATCCACGTGAAATGATTAAGTATCTCAAGCCTTTGGTTAAAAGTACTGTTACTAATTCAGCTTATGCTGCTGAAAGAATTGCGAGAACTGAGTCGGCTAGAGCACAGAATGAAGCACAGATTTTATCATTAAAACAAAATGATTATAAATATTGTAAGTGGTATACAGAACCTGGTGCATGTAAGTACTGCAAAGAAATTGCTCTTGAAAGTTCAGGTGGCAATCTACCAGAAGGAATTTATAAGGTTGATGATTGCCCGGATATTCCAGTACATCCAAACTGTAGGTGCAGTATTGGAGCTTACTGGCTTGATGAGGAAAATAAAAATGTTGAGTCTGGAGCTATAAAGAAAGAGGCTCAGCATATAGATGAATTTAATCCTTTACTTCCTAATGAACCTACTGCAAAGAAACTTTATTTGGAATTTGTTCAAAGAGATAAGGATACTAATATAAATAGGATCGCTCAAGCTGGGAATTTAAAATTCGAAGACGCTGAACGCATATATAATCATGTTTTTATTCAAAAACATTTAACAAAAGGTCCGAATGGTAAATTAAAAAAGGCGTACTTTACTCCTAATTATTCAATGGCTCAAAGTTTTCAAAGAATTTTTAATGGTCAAGAACTAAAATATCGTGATAGAATTATGTTGAAACATGAACTTTATGAAAGAAAGTTAATGGAACGAAATCCTAAATTAACTTATACAGAAGCTCATGACCTAACTAATCAAATATATAATTATGAAAAGTTAACAAAGAGAGGTGAATGATATGTATACTATAAAGCTTGTTAATAAGGATGATAAAACTTTAGTTTATGATATTTGGGACGCAGATAGAAATGAATACGTTAATCAAATAAGCGTAAATAGAGGCGATAAGTCATATAAATTAAAAAATGGAACAAAGTTATCTAACTCTTATGAAGCTGGTGCATATCGTTCAATCATAGAAGCTATTGATTTAAATGCAGCTCCTAAAGAATATAGTAATGGATGGGGTTAGTATTAGTAATTAATAATTAACTTTTAGCAGTTAAGCACGAAAAAACGTGATTAACTGCTTTTATTTTGCCTTTTTTCCTGTAAGCAAGGCATTAAAGAAGCTACTGAGTAGAAAGTTAACCACTAACTGAAAGTGAGGATTTATTTATGGAAAATGAAAATCAAGATCAAGTAAAAGCAACTGAAGTTGATAATAAGACCGCGGATAAAACAACTGAGGCTAAAACTTTTACGCAAGAAGAAGTTAACGAAATGATTAATAAGCGCATCGAAAGAGAGCGCAAAAATCAGGCCGAGCAACTAAGTAAGGCAAAAGATGAGGCGACCAAGCTTGCAAAGATGAACTCAGATCAAAAGAAGGCCTATGAGCTGGACAAAACAGCTAAAGAGCGTGACGACGCAGTAGCTAAGCTTCAACGCTATGAGATGCGCGACCAAGCTCGTGAAATGCTTACTGAAAATAATCTTTCATTAACTGACAAGCAACTTGATTTAGTTGTAACCGGGGATGCTGAAACAACTAAAGCTAATGTGGAATTATTAGCTGAAATTGCTAAGAGTATCCGAGATGAAGTACGAGATGATTTCAGAAAAGGAAAAACGCCGCGTACTAATAATGATAGCGTTACTCGTGAGCAAATTGAAAAAATCAAGGATCCAGTAGAACGAGTAAATATGATTAAGACACATATGAATTTATTTAATTAGAAAGAGGATTATTATACATGGTATTAACAGAAAACACTACAGTTCAAACCGATTTAAAAGCACAATCAATTGATTTCGTTAATCAATTTAATGCCGGCTTAAAGACTTTACTTGAAGTTTTAGGCGTGGTTAGAAAGCAACCCTTAACTGTCGGAAATCAAATTAAAATCTATAAGTCTGATGCAACTATGGTTGATGGCAAAGTTGCAGAAGGAGAAGTAATTCCACTATCTAAGGTAACTAAGACCCTAGACAGAACAATTACTTTAGAATTTAATAAACATCGTAAAGAAGTGACTGCAGAAGCCATTCAAGCAGCAGGTTTTTCAAGCGCTGTTGGTGAGACAGACGCTAAACTCTTACAACAAAATCAAAAAGATATTAAGAAAGCCCTATTTGATATTTTAGCCACTGGCGAGGGGGCAACTAAGGTAACCGCGGATAATTTCCAAATGGCCGTTGCATTGTCTTTGGCAAACTTAGCTATTAAGTTTGAAGACGAAGATGTGCAATCTGTCCTATTCGTTAACCCAATTGACTTCTACACATACTTAGGCGGCAAGGATATTCAAGCTCAAACTGTTTTTGGCTTACAATATTTACAAAATTACTTAGGTTTCAACACAATTATCATGTCTGGAAACATTCCACAAGGAAAGATGGCTACTACCGCTTCACAAAACTTAAATGTTGCTTATGCTCCAGTAACTGGTCAATTGAGCCAAGCCTTTAGTTTTACTACTGATGCAACTGGATTAATTGGAATTACTCATACTCCTAAGACCGATAATGCTTCATACGACACAATGACTTTATCAGCAATGAAGTTATTCCCTGAGGTTCTTGATGGTATTATCCAAACTGATTTTTCAAAAAAAGCGTAACCCCACCAGATGGTTCATCTGATGATAGTGGGGATAGTAAACCAACTATGAATAATACTAAGGATGAGATTACAGCTTATTTAACGGCTCATCACATTGAGTTTGATCCAAATGCTAAGAAGGAAGATCTTGTAGCATTAATTAAGTAGGTGGTCATGTGGAAGTAATTGATAAAATTAAAACATTACTTGGTTTAAAAGATAATGATCAAGATAATTTACTCAACGTCATTATTGAAAATACTGAACAGGCTTTATGTTTTAAATTATCTGTTGATGAAGTTCCCAAAGAACTTGATTATGTTCTAGTTGAAGTGGCTATTAAAAGATTTAACCGCTTGAAAAATGAGGGAATGACTTCATATTCTCAAGAAGGTGAATCAATCACTTTTAATTCAAGTGATTTTGATGACTTTAATAGTGATATTCAACAATGGCGAGCAGATAATAATAAAAATGAGAGATCACTTGGCAAAGTTCATTTCATCAACCCTTATGAGGTAAGAGTAAGATGAGATATGATACGAAAATTAATTTCTTTAATAGTGAAGAAAAGAAGTATAACCCTCGTGTGCATCAATATGAGGGTGGTGCAAAATTAGTCAATCAAGAGATGGCTAATGTTACTGACTTAGGATTAACACGCCAAGTGGAAATTTTTGGAGCATTTAAAGAAGGAAGAAAGACTATTCGACTGATAAATAAACCACCAGAAAAATGGTCTTTTTTAATGCTTGAAAATGATAAAAATAAATATTTTTTGCTTTCAAGTTTAGGCCCATCTAAAGGATATGCTTTGATTGTGGGTGAAAATAATGCCAAGAATTAGTATGAGTGTGGCAGGTACTGAAAAACTTTCACGAAAGTTACAATCCGATCAATATCAAAGAAAAGCAAGAAGAATTGTTAAGCGCAATGGTGCCGATCTTTCTGATAAAACCAAGAATAATATGTCACGTGTTTATACTGGTCACTATGAATGGAAAAAAGGTAGAGGAAAAGTATTTGTAAAACCTACTGGAGCAACTAGTAAGAGTGTTACTGTTCAAATTAAGAATGGTGGTTATTCTGCTTCTGTTGGTGCACATACAAAATACTCACCATATCTTGAAATGGGGACAAGATTTATGGCTAAAAGACCAGCTTTGATACCAGCCTTTAGAACGCAAGGACAAATTTTTATTAAAGAATTAAAGGGCTTGATGAATGATTAAACCATCAATTACACAGGAACTGTATGACACTATTTATTTCAATCTAGAGAAAATGTGTTATACAGTTTATGAAAAATTACCAGAGGAAGAAGTTCCATATCCATTTATAGTTATGGGACCAATTCATAAAAGACATAGAAATTTAAAAACGGCTATTGGAGTTATTTGTGACGTTGATATTGACGTTTGGGGAGATTCTGAGAGCCGTTTTTCTGTTGATTCAATTATTGATGAAATTGATTCAGTTACCAGAATTAATACCGATAGTTGGAAGTTTATCAAAAGAATTAATGAAAGTGATTGTCAGATTTTGCACGACAATTCAACAGATCATGATTTACTTCATGGAGTTATGTCTTTAGTTTTTGAAAGCAGATAGGAAGGATAAATTTATGGCAAGTGAAATTCAAGTATTGCAAGGTATGGATACCTTGGCATATGTACGATTATTAGAAAATGAAAAAACTGAAAGAGGACAGTTAATCCCTTATCAAACGTCTTTAAGTTTTGAACCACAACGTGATACAGATACTACTAAGACTAAGTCGGGTACTGTATCAACGACTAGCGCATTGGAAACAGATTTAGAAGTAGAATTTGTAAATAATATCTCTAAAGTATCAGATGATTTATACGAATCTCTATTCAAAAATAAAAAAATTGAAGTTTGGGTAGTTTACCGAAAGAGAAAAAATTCTCAAGGTCAATACTATGCTTGGTATATGCGTGGCATTGTTTCAGATGATAGTAATGACAATGATCCAGACGACAATTCAACACGAGATGTTACTTTCACTATTGATGGCGAACCACAAAAAGGTTGGCTAACTCTTCCTGATGAAGCAGAAGAAGAATTATCGTACGTATTCCGTGGCATGGGTGTGGTTTCTGATAGTGATGCAACTGGTCAAGGAACAGCTTGGCAAGCCGCAGATCGAGGCGCAGGATCAGATGTGAGTAAAGCCTAAAGTAGTAGAAGAAAAACAAGCAGAGAGTACAGGAGATAAGAAGTAATGGAATTAACAATTAACGGTAAAAAGTATCAACTAAATTTTGGTGTTGGATTCGTAAGAGACCTTGACGAAAAATATGGAATGTCTAACCAAGCTGGTTTTAGTTTAGGCATGGCTTTAACTAAGGCATTGCCATCTTTAAATGCTTATGATCCTGCAGTTTTAGCAGAAGTTATTCAATGTGCAGCTGAACCATCTGTATCATTAGCTAAAGTTGATGGCCTAATTGATGATCCCGAAACTGATATTGAAAAGTTATTTACTGATGTGCTTAAGGAATTATCAGAAGCTAATGCTGTAAAGTTAGCAGCAAAAAAACTCAAAATCTAGATAGGCAACATAATAAAACGAGTGAACAAGAGTATCATGAAATTCTTCTAAACTCGTTAGCATATCTAGGTTTTCACTCACTAAAAGATATTCGACATATGACATTAGCCGAATATCAACTAAGAATGGAGGCTTACAGCCTTCAACAAATAAAAATTCAAGAAAGACTGCATTTGCAGGCTTTTCTTAATCAAACTGTTCAAGCTACTAAAGGAAGTAAGAAACACCCTAAACCTTACTACGAGAAGTTTGAGCAGTTTTTTGATGCTCAAAAAATGGTCGATAAAGTTAGATCGGCTTATGAACCTGACTATATTCCAAGTACTCAAGAGAAATTGAATATTGAACAGATTTTTACTAAGAGACTTGAAGAATTCAAACGATTAAAGAAAGCGGGGAAGATAATTCCACTAAAGGATAGGAAGGAGGTACCAGATGGCAGTTAACCTAATACAAGCTACTTTAGCTTTAAAAGATTTAAATTTTAGCTCAGGGTTACAAAACGCTACTAGACAATTACAAAACTTTAGCAATTCAACTAATGGTATGAATAGCCAAATGCAAAATTTTGGTAGTGGCTTAGAAAACATGGGTAATAGTGTAGCTAATGCTGGTACTAAGATCCAAAACTTTGGTAATAATGCTCAAAAACATTTATCTGGAATTGGTAAAGGAATGATGGTAGCTGGTGCGGCTACTACTGCTATGGGAATGAATTCCGTTAAGTCCTTTGGTCAATTTCAGCAATCTTTGAACACCGCAGCTGTTGTAGCAGGCGGTACAAGTAAGGATATTGCTGGGTTGTCAGAAGTAGCCAATAAAATGGGAGCTGATCTTCCATTAAGCGCACAAGATGCGGCCGATGCCATGATTGAAATGGCAAGAAATGGTGCATCCCTTGATGACTTAAAACAACAATTCCCAGCGATTGCTAAGGCAGCAACTGCTGCTGGTTCAGATTTACAAGCCACCGCTGGTGTTGTTCAGCTTGCAATGAATGTTTGGGGTAAATCTTTAAAATCTCCCGAACAAGCAGCAGAAATTTTAGTTCAAACAGCTAACTTATCAAATGCGTCTGTTGAGGATATGCAAGAGGTTATTGGTACTTTGGGACCAACAGCAAACATGGCCGGCTATGGTATGCGTGATATGTCTACTGCTATTGGTTTGGTAACTAACCATGGTATGTCCGCAGCTAATGCAGCTCAAGATTTAAACTTTGCTTTGCTAAAAATGATGGCACCAACTAAGGTATCATCCAGTGCTATGGAAGCTTTAGGATTAAAAGTTCGTGATGCTCAAGGAAACATGCGACCACTTCCAGCAATCTTAGAAGATGTGGCTAATGCTACAGCTCATATGTCTAAGGAACAGCGAGACGCTGTACTTAAAGATTTATGGGGTACTGCTGGTATGAAAGCAATGCTCCCACTTCTTGATTCTGTAAAAGATAAGACTAGTAATACTGCTACTTCTTGGAATGCTTTCAGTGGTGCTTTAGATAAAGCAGCAGGTTCAACAGAAGCTGCTACTAAGTCATTGGATAATCAAGCTGCAGAAATGCAAAAAAATATTGGAGCAAAGGTTGAACAAGTTGGTGGTAACTGGGAATCATTACGAAACTCGGTTATGCAATCCAATCAAGGGATAGCAGGCTCAATGCTAGATAATACTAACCACATGCTTGAATGGGCTAAAGATTCCAATGATGCTTTGGCACAAGTAACTCGTGGTTTTATTGCTTTAAGTCCTGTAATTGGTCCAGCAATGACAGCTGTAGGTGGTTTTCTGACTAATTTCAGTAAAATTACTGGAGTTATAGGTGGAACAGTAACAGGCTTAGGTAATTTAGCACAAACTGTAGGTATTGTTTCTAAAGCCCTGAGTGCTGGAAAAGGGATTTCTGGTGCAGCTACTGATCTAGATGAATTAGCAAATAAATCTAAAATTGCTAAAGCTACTCAAATAGCTTTTATTACTGCTACTAAAATTGCAACTGCTGCTCAAATGGCTTTTAGCGCAGCTACTAAAATTGCAACTGCCGTGCAAGCTGCATTTAATGCGGTTATGGCAATAAATCCATATGTTTTGGTTGCAATGGCAATAGCAGCAGTTATTACAGCATTAGTCTTATTTTTCACTAAGACAAAAAAGGGTCAACAGATATGGCAGAGCTTTACTAAATTCCTATCAGATGCTTGGAATAATTTGAAAGAATTGGCTGGTACTGTTTGGCAAGGAATCACTTCTACAATTAGTAAAGCTGGAGAAGGCATAAAACAAGGTTGGAACGGAATAACAGAATGGTTTAGTAATCTATGGGGTAGCATAAAACAAGTTTGGAATGGAGCTGCAGAGTGGTTCAGCAACTTGTGGAACGGAATTAAAGAGGGAGCAAGTTCTGCTTGGCAAGGTTTCTCGGATCTTATGTCTCCAATCGTTCAAAGTGTTCAAAATGCATGGAACAGTCTAACAGATTTCTTTAGTAATCTCTGGAATGAAATTAAAACAATATGTCAGAATGTCTGGAACTCATTTGTTGAAGGTATGACTCCAATAATTGAATCAATTAAAAATTTATGGAGTGCTTTAACTGAATTCTTTAGTGTTCTATGGCAAGGTCTTGTTTCTCTAGCCCAAACCATTTGGAGTGGTTTAGTAACGATTTTTTCTCCAATTATTGAAGGAATTAAAACAGTCTGGAATGGCTTAACACAATTCTTCAGTGGCTTATGGCAGGGCATAGTTACAATTGCCCAAACCATCTGGAATGGGCTGTCTCAGTTCTTTAGTAGTTTGTGGCAAGGTATTGTTAATACTGCTCAAACTATCTGGAATGGTTTAACTGTTGTATTTCAAACGATTTGGAATGTAATTCAGACTGCCGCTCAAGTTGCTTGGCAAGTAATTTCTACTTATTTACAAACTGTTTGGCAAAATATAGTGATTGTAGCTCAGACCATCTGGAATGGATTAGTAACTATAATTACGGGAATCTGGGAGAATATTAAAACTGTTATTTCAACCGCAATGAATGTGATATCTACAATTATTCAAACAGTAATGAATGTGATATCTACAATCTGGCAAACTGCTTGGAATGTTATAACTACAATTGTTTCCACAATTTGGAAATCTATTTCTACTATTGTTTCCACAGCTATAAATGTGGTGGCAGGTATCATTCGAGCTGTAACCCAAGCTATCCAAGGTAACTGGAGTGGAGCATGGAATGAGATTAAAGGTGTAGCAAATACCATCTGGAATGGTATTAAATCATTAGCTTCGACTCTATTTAATGGCATTAGGTCAGTTATTACTTCTGTTTTAAATGGAATACGTGGAATCTGGAACGCAATTTGGAATGGAATTAAGGGAGTAACTTCTTCAATTTGGAATGGAATTAGATCAATTATTTCAAATGGGTTGAATACTATTAGAAACTTAGTTTCCAATATTATGAGTGGAATTCAATCAGTATTTAGTAATGGTTGGAATGGCGTTAGAAATATCTTTAGTATTGGCGTTAGCGCAATCCAAAGTGCATTTAATTTTTCATTATTTAGTCAAGGTTATAGAATTATTGATTCACTTTTATCTGGATTAAGAAGTGCATTTAGAAGTGTGCAATCCTTTGTTTCAAGTATTGGACCATGGATTGCCAGCCATAAGGGACCTAAAAGTTATGACCAACATCTTTTAATTCCTGCTGGTGGCTATATTATGGGTGGTTTACAAAAAGGGCTTGAAACCAATTATGGTGATGTGCAATCTTTTGTAAGCAAAATTGCTGATAATATTGCCGGAACTTCATTTAATGCACCAAGTTTAAATACACAACGTTTAGATTGGCAGATTAGTCAATTAAATAGCAATATGCGTAATACTTTATCTGCTAATGTTGACCAACGCTTGAGCTTAGAAAAACAACCAGCTTATATTGATTTAAGCCTTGGTGGTACAGAGTACAGAACTTTTGTTGATGATATTAGTAGAGAACAAGGAAAACAAGCTGAGTTTAAACGTAATTATAAATTTTAGGAGGTAGTTATCATGTATAAATTTAGAGATTTAGAACTAGCACGGTCTCCCACTACGGAGACTAGATCAGCTGATGCTTTAAATTATGATGGTCATTGGTTAGATGATGAGATTGCTGAATTTAAAACATTGACTGTAAGTGGTCGAGATGATTTTAGTAGATCAATCAATATGGCCGAATTATCTTCCGATGGAGCACAATATTTAAGCTCAAGATTTACAGATAAGAAACTTGAGGTTAAGTTCTTTCTTAATTGTGAAAGTGGAGGTCAATATGAAAGTGCAGTTTCTAAGATTAAACGAATTCTTTACCCTCCTGAAAAGAAAATCAAATTTAATGATGAGCAAAATTATTACTACATTGGAACAGTAGATAGTTTTGTGCTTGATAACCCACTGTATTCCACTACAGGGAAGATTAGTTTTACAGTAAGTAATCCTTATAAATTATCTGAGATCAAAAAAATAGAAGGCACAGGAACGACTATTACAATTCATGATAATGAATTACAGTATCCTAATTTACCTTCTACTTTGAAATTTATTCCCACTGCTGGTGGAGCAAATATTTCTATCAATAATGCTAAGCAGCATAAGTCAATTAGTGCAAAAGTAGCATATTCAAGTGGTAATGAAATTGTTTTTGATTTAAAAAAGCTAGAATTCTATATAAATAAGGTATCTCATTTAATGGATATTGATTTGAGTTCAAACATTGGAGATTTTTACATAGCCGATGGTGATACGATTACAACAAATATTACTGGAAAATATGAATTAGATTATGAGGTGAAACGACTTTGATTTTTTACTTATTGAACAAAGGGCAGCAAACAGTCAAGTTGCTAAATAATGATGAAACTATTGAATCTAATTTAGATGAAGCAATTAATACAGCTAGTGAGTTAAAGTTTAGTTTGCCACTTCAAAAACGTTTAGACAGTAATATTTACTATGTTCTCATTCCTGAATATCACGGGAATGATTTTTTAATGTTTAAGGTTATTTCTGAAGATGTTCAAAAGGATAGAGTAGAATATAGTGCTGTTGAGTCTGCTTATGATGAGCTTAAATCTTACGCTTATATTAAAGATATAAGACCACATCAAATGAATGCCGCACAAATGTTACAGCAAGTATTAAAGAACACACGGTGGTCACTAGGTTACGTAGAAGATACAGGCATTCAAAGTACAGCTTTTTATTACATTACTATCTTAGAAGCTATTCAAAAGATTGTAGATCTTTTCAAAGTTGAACTCACTTTTACAATTCAACTTGATCCAGTAACACAAAAAATTACTGGGAGAAAAGTCAATTTATACCAACAGCAAGGTAGAAGAACTGGAAAACGGTTTGAGTATGGAAGTAACTTATTAACTGTTACTCGTGAAGAAAATAATCAAAATCTAGTTACCGCTCTAGTGGGCCGTGGTAAAGGCATACAGGTGTCAGGGCAAAATACCGAAGACACAACTGATGATGGATATGGTAGACGATTAACTTTTGCCGATGTTGAGTGGAAGACAACAGCAGGAGCGCCAGTTGATAAACCAAAAGGTCAAGAATATGTTGAAGATCCTAAAGCCACAGCCTTATATGGGTTTAGCGATGGTCGTCCGAGAATTGGTTTAGTAACTTTTGAAGATATTGAAGACCCTAATGAGTTGCTTAACGCAACATGGTCAGCATTATTAGAAGCTAAGCGCCCAAAAGTATCGTTTAAGGCCGAAGTAACAGATGTGGGAGACTTGCAACTTGGCGATACTATAGCCATTATTCGGCATGATTTAGGTATCGAATATTTTACACGAGTATATAAAGTCCACCATGATTTAAAAGACAAAAATAAAAATACTGTCGAAATGGGGGACGACTTTAGCAGTAGATCAATTACCAGTGCCATATCAACAGCTATCCAAACATCTCAAGACGCAACTAAAATTGCTAATACGGCTGCTATTGCCGCTAATGGAAAAAATCGCAACTTTTATAGCAATACGAAACCTAACTGGGCAAACGAAGGGGATAACCTTTATCTAGATTTAGGCAATGGAGAAACTGAGTTATGGGTTTGGCACCATGGACAGTGGGAGTTTGTTCAATCAACTGTTGAACTGCACACGGTCCAAAAAGAAGTTCAAGAAGCTCAAAGCGGCTTAAACGATGCTAAAAAACAAATTTCTGATAATCTTGCTAAAGCTGATGGAGATATTGCCGAACTAAACGCAAATATCAGAGAGCAGAAAAAAGCATTTGATACTGATATTGATGAACTTAATAAAAGCATTAGCGATCAAAAAGGTTCACTTGATGGTCTAAGTACCACAGTCAATACCGTTGTTATTCCTAAAGTAACCGATGTAACTAATAAAGTTTCTGATACTATTACAAAAGTAAATGAACAAAAAAATATTGTTACTGAACTGCAAAATCAAGCTACTCAACAAGGCAAGGATATATCTAAAATCACTACTGACGTTCACGGCGTTACGGTTGATTTAGCTAACCTTAATGGGGATGTAAACCAGACAAAAGCCACTGTTCAAGGGCTTCAATCAACGTTAGGCAATGCCCAAGGCGACATTGCCCAAATCAAAGTAGATGCGAAGAAATTGGAAACTAGTCTATCTGGCAAAGTTGATAATTCTACATATGCTAACTTTGTTAGTGCTACAAATAACGCTTTAAACGCTAAGCTGGTTGCTAGTGATCTGAATGGATATGCTAAAACTACTGATTTGCAAGCTACGGCTAATGGATTGCAGCTTAATATCAATAGCGTAACGGATAAACTGAATAATCTAAAAATTGGTGCTGATAATCTGTTAAACGGTACAGGAAATTTTAAAGATTATCTAACAAATGTAGGTGGCCAGATAGATGAGTTTAGTAAAACTGACTATATTCCACCAATACAAAACCATCCTGAAATAACAGCTTATATGCACTCATGGGGAGACTGGCAGTCAGCCTACTCTAACCAAAGAATATTATTAGAAAAAAGCAAAACATATTGGTTTGGATTCTACTACTGTACTGATAATAGCGGATCACCATGTAAAGCCTTTAATATATACAGTAATAAAAATAATGAAACAAGTAATGCAAAATTTTGGGGATATTTCGATACCAGTGATTATTCCTTTTTTGGCAACTCTTCTCGAAAATGGTTGTGGTGTACATTAAAAATCATTGGGGACGGTGCAGTATATCAAAACTTTAGAGTTGAACCTAGTGGAATAGCGGCTAATTCAGCCTATTTCGCTGGCTATACTTTAGTTCAATCTGATGTAGCTCCAACTGGCCATGTAGACTCATTTGAAGATACAAAACATGAGCTTTCACAATTATCAGCTCAAATTACCGCAAATAATCAAAAATTTAGTTCATACTACACAAAAATAGAAACCGACAATCGTGCAAATTCCGCAAAAAACGATGCTGTTAATGCGATTAAAAACGACAATAACTGGCATGGTTTAAGTAATATCCTTACTAACAGCGGATTTTTACAAAATGCAGACGGATTTATTCAAAAAGTTCAACAAGCTACAGTTCCTATGTTTAGTGGTAGTGGAATTAATTTAGTGAGTGGAACTAGTAATATATGGGGAGATTCTGGATGGAATGACTTTAATGGAACATCTAACCAAACTAAAGCAATTGGAAAGTTCTATCTAGATGGATTAACAGCAGGTGATTGGGTAACACTGCATCTCGAATATCAGTATCAAAACTTAAGTGGCTCTAATTTAGCAATTATTGTACAAGGTCGTGGAGACAAAACAGGTTTTTCTTATGAGCCATTTAACTTACCTTGGCAAAGTCTACAAGCCTCATCTGATTTAAAATGGGGTTCATTTAATAAAACTTTTCAAATTACTAATGAAGCTCTAAAAAATTATTATTTTACAGTACAATTTCGTGTAGATAATGCAAAAGGTGGATGTTTCCAATGGAGAAGCTTTAAAATTGAAAAAGGAAAAATAGCGACGCCATGGTCTGCTTCTCCTAATGATTACACAAACATGCAATCACAAATTAGCCAGACTGCTGGAACGATAAGTACTGTTGTTGGAAAAGTAAATAATTTAGAGATTGCAACAAATGTACAAGTAGTAGACCATGGCATTGATCTAAACGCCTATAAATCCACTGGAACTTGGTTCGTACAAGGAACCGGAACTAATGCTCCAGCTTCTAATTGGTTTTATTTAGATGTGAAAAAAGCTAGTGACGGAAGAATTGTTCAAACTTGGCAGAGAGACGACGTTCCTACGGATAGATATACTAGAACTTACATTGATAATCACTGGTCAAGTTGGGAACGGAGTGCAAGTTATTCAGAATACAGTACTTTAAGCCAAACTGTGAAGGGACTGCAATCCACTGTATCAAATGACTACACGAACCTGCAGTCACAAATTAGCCAGACTGCTGGAACGATAAGAAGTGAAGTAACAAATAAGACCACTAATCTACAAAGTCAAATCACTCAAAATGCTAATAATTTTAACGTCAGATTACAAAATGCTACTTCTGGTGGAGGAATAAATTTAGCACGTAATACAAGTGATGTATGGAATGATTCGGGTTGGAATAACTTTAATGGGGCATCTAATCAAACTAAAATAATTACTCAAGTTTATTTTGAAGGACTACATGTTGGCGACTGGGTAACCGGATATATTGAGTACCAATATCAGAACCTTTCAGGTAACGATCTGTATATCTATATTCAAGGTTTTGGTAATAAAACTGTATGGAATGGTAGTCTATTTGGACCGTCAGCTCAACAATTAGTTGCATCCAACGATGTAAAACATGGCGAATTTAAGTTTAGTTTTCAGTTAACTGAAGATATGGTCTATACATGGAGAAATAATTACTATAATGTACAACTTCGTGTAGATAATGCAAAAGGCGGATGGCTTCAATGGAACAGGATTAAATTTGAGAAGGGAACTACAGCTACGACTTGGTCTCCATCACCAAATGATAAAGTTTCTAAAAACAAGATTCTTGCTCAAATCAACGTAGCGGCTGGCACAACTTTAATTCAAAATGACAAGATCTATATGGATGCTAGCTCAACTGTATTTTCTGGTAAAGCCTTTATCCCAGACGCAGCAATAACTAATATATCAGCTGATAAAATTAACACTGGTACACTTGACGCAGGTAGGATCAACGTAATTAACTTAAATGCGAATAATATCACTACTGGGACAATCAATGGTGCTAACTTGAAGATTGATTTGAACAGTGGAGAAATTTTATTCCAAAAAGGTCGTATTGGCTCAACTAATGGGTATCTGAATATTGATATTGACTCTGGGAAAATGAGTGTTACAAATTGGCGTAAAGAGGGATTTTATTTCGAAGATGGAGAATTATATTTAAGTGACAGTTTTGCACTAACAACTAATTGGAAGCCAAAATATGGCGTAATTAGACGATCAAACAATCCGTTTACAGTGGGCGAAAGCGGTATAGAAATAACATCACCTACTGGAGTATCTCTACAAACTATGAATTATGATGGGGGATTTGCTGGTGGCGGCTTATTAGATCAAACTAAAAATGGCGCAAGTGTTGCAGTTGATGAAAATGGACAAGCGCTGATTAATGGAAAACAAGTAGGTATTACAGGTGGAACTTTCTTTGATACGGATCAAAATGTTTTACAACGTAGACCTAGAATTGTAGTTGGAACTGATGCAGCTAATTCAGGTTTAAATCCTTGGGGATCCGGAAATCCTCTTACTCATGTAGCCAGCAGAATTGTAATTGATGCTTCATATGTTCATTTACCTCATTCATACAAAACCACTACTGGTTCAGCACCAAACGTGTTTATTGCTTCTGATGGTGCTCTTGTTCGTTCAACTTCCGCATCTAAATACAAAACTGAAATCAAACGTAGCTATTCCACTGAATACGGCGAAAAACTTTTAAATTTACCAACAGCAATTTGGACAGACAAAGGTCAAAAAGAAAGATATGAAGCTGGAAAGCGCCATATCAAACCAGAAAAATATTTTGGCATGATTGCTGAAGATTTAGCAGACGCCGGTCTAGATCTTTTAGTAAGCCGTAATCCACTAACACACGAAATAGAGGGTATTCAATACGAAAGAATAGCACCAGCCCTTTTACCGGTAATTAAGGAATTAAAAGATAAAGTAGATAAACTGGAGAAAAAAGTAAATGAATAACGATAATGCAGTATCACAAAAATTAATTAATAAACTTGCAGTTAGTGAATACAACAATGCAGTTTTAGAAGCAAAAGTTGATGAACTAACCCAAGAAGTAAATCAATTAAAGTCAGAAAAGGAGAACAATGATGTTAAGAACAAATAAATCAATTGCAATTTCAGGAAGATCAATGGTAGAAGATAAGCAAGTAGCTACTTTTAATGCCAATATTTATGAAGCCAATGCGTCTGGTGGTAGTGATAACATCAATATGATTATTACTGACCGTGATTTATATGATAAGAATAAATCTGCTGTACGAAAAGACCTACAAGACTTCCAAGCTAAAGTATGGTCTGCACAAGATGAAGTAATGGCTGAAAACGATGAAAAGACAAGTGAATCATAATGAGCAAAGAAGTAGAACAATTTTGGGAGAATGTAAAACATAATCCACTTCACTTAATTATTGGTTTGATGTTAGTTTTATCTGGCGGCTTTCTTTTAATTTGCGATGACTTCTTCTTATGGCCACCTGAATGGACTAGTTTTTTTAATAATGACTTGATTGACGCTATTGCAATTGTAATTGGCGTCTTTTATTTTGCCTACGTTTTAGCCGGCGCTAAAAGTCCACTGGCTAATATTTGTCTTTTAACTAGTAGCGCTTTTCTTTTAACAATTCTTATTGTTTTAGAAATTGGATATGTATTAGCTTTTCAAAATTATTCATTATTAATGGCAGCTATTTATCAATTTGGGATTTTGCTATTAGTTCAAGTATGTGCATCAAGATCGCCAGGTTTAAGAGGAAAGTAGGGATGGGAAGTGCAAGAATGGATTGACTTTGTACAAAAAATTGCATTTCTTATTTCTAGCATTGTAGGACTTTTAACAATTTTCAATACTCTTAAGCAAACAGATTACTCAAATGCTAAAGAGAAAAAAGAAGAACTAAAAGAAGATGTTGAGCTATATAGAAAAAGATGGCTTCAAGCTGAAGAAGCATATGACAAGCTTTTAAAAGAAAATGAACGATTAAAGAGAAAACTCAATAGATTAGAAAGTGGGAGCGATAATGGATAATATTTTATTAAATGTGTCTGCTGTAGTTGTTGCATTAGTGGTGTCGTACTTTGTATTTTGGTATCGAAATCACAAAAACGAAATTGATTCTAAACGAGCTAAAGGAGATGCTTTAGCTTTTGTGGTTGATACTTTAGGTCAAGTCGCTACCAATATAGTTTATGATTTAAAAGATAGTTCAGAAAAAGGTGCTGAAAAGAAGAAACAAGCTAAAATCAAGATTAAGAATTTCTATGCTGATGCAAATTTACCTGTTCCTTCTGATGCCCAATTGTCTGGTGCAATTGAAAATGCTGTAACTTTAATGAAATTATCTGAAGGTGAAAAACATGAATAA